TAGAACCTTTAAGAATGCCGCAAATTGTGTTTTAATTAGTCAAGCTATCTAATATTATGCAGGGCTTGCACATATTCATGCGTACTCACACCAACATACACAGAGAGAAAATTAAAGGGATTTTTACTATCTTACTATCGTAATTTTTATTAAACAAAATAGTAATGGTGGACTATACTTCTCATTTAATATTTTTTACGATCTACTGCCGTAAATTTTATTCAACAAATAATACAAGCAAGAGCCTTAAAAAGTCTAATACTCTAAGAGCTAATTGTGCAAGACGTGTTAGTAAACTGTACAATTCAACTATCATAAAAATGGACAGTCGGTTTTTTCAAAAGAAATTTTAGGGAGGGAGAAGGATAAGAGGTTGGACTCATTGGTAACTTTGTAGTAACCGTAACAACAAATCGGAATTTTCGACCGGGAATCGAACACATAACTACATGGAAAAAAAAATTGTTAAAATGACTATTCAACGTATCCTCGAAATATCCTCAAAAATCCTTCTGATTTAAGGATTCATTTGTTTCCCTCAAGCATACAGAGATTAGCTCTTGTAAATATATGAAGTTTCGTCAAAACTGTTTTGTTAAAGTGAGGATCTGTATAGTTAAATCAACTAAATGTAACGCCTAAACTAATGATACAGATCGTCATTTTGATGATCCGCTGTATAGCTGAATTGGCTATAAATCGTATCTCTAAAGAAAATGACTATACGGCGTATAGTCATAATAACGATAAGTATCCTCATTCTAACGATATTGTTTTCTCCGTGTATGAGTTGGCAGACAGAAACTCTCTCGCTACGCTATCCGAGATAAACTACTACGAATGTCCTTTAGCACTTACAGAAACTCGGAGTTTACTGCTTTGCACGGCAAACACACACTAATTAAAAAATATTCCAATTCTACTATATCGTGTGCTTCGATGGCATTTTTTACAAGCTTTCTTTAAAAATAAAGTTACATCTAATATCTGCAGATGTAGCCTCTTTTTTGGAATTTGGAATTTAGAACCTCTATCATTAATCAAGGAATCTGGAGGAATACAAATTTCGAAAAAAAAATGTTAGTGATAAAAAGTTTAGTTTATTGCTTCAGTTCCTAAAATAAAACATATTTACTATTCTACACATGGTGATATAATAATATAAGTGATGACAACTCCTAATTCTTTACATTGTATGTAATCTTTTCCTGAGTAAGCCTTGATCCCAAGAAGTTTTTACTACTCGAGTCAGATTCTTGGATAGTGTTGCCTGATCCGTAAGTTGCTCCGCCATAAGTATGTCTACCTTCCGGAAGTTTTCCCCCGACCATGATGTGTATCTGATCAGTTTCCGTTCCCAAGTGATTTTCACCTGTCGTGTTGCTTCCTTGAATGACATTATTGCGTAGAACAGTTAGGGCACCAAAATTGTTTCCTTCTCTCATATGGTTGAGGTCTTCAAAGAGTTTTACGTCATTAGGATCATCTAAATCTATGTTCATTGATGGTTCGTCCGGTCGGGGATATGCACTTGCTGACCCAATAGAGTTTCCACTCAGTAATGCTGTAACAAAAAAAAACAAAAAGAATTTTATGATTGACCTCGTAGCCAAGATAAGTGCTCTGTTATAAAATTTGAAATTCGAGTCAATATATTGGAAAATAACATATATTTAGGTAACTCAGATGTTACGATTATAAATAGCACTTCTAGAATTCACGCAAATCCTCTAAATGACACGACGTAATAGTTTTAAAGTTATTCGCTAATATTTAAATAACAAAATTGTCTATATGTAATATTTAAAAATTAAAATATCATAAGGCTACTCTAGTAAATATCTTTTACATTCTGAAAAAAAAGATAACTATTATTTTCAATTTGTATACTTACAAGATAATCCAACGGCAAGAACAAAAAGGGTAATAGTGGATTTAGCGAACATCTTGCTGTATGTGCTACTGCGGTAACGCTGAAGACGAAACTGTGAAGCATCGATCGCTGTCGCCGCTTATATAGGAACTTGTGTGACGTAGTTGTATTTCTCAGCCAATCAAACATTTTAAATCAAAACCGAACTGAACTGGACTGAATAAGGTCTCGATGAACAGGAAAACTCAGCTTGTTTTTCGGAATTTCTCGGAATAAACACAAAATATTCGCAGCAGAGTCATTTATCAACGATCAATAATATCATGACCTTTGTTCAGGCTGTGACACTGATATTTTCATGACGTATACTGTATAAAAGAGACAACTCTCGCCAAAAAAAATCAGTATTTCTCATAGATTGAAACAATGCGAATCATGTTAGCATGTGGTTTACTTTGTTGGCATCTAATCGATGATGAACATGAGTTTCTTACTTGAGTAATTAGTACAAAAATTAGAATCAATTATTTTTTTCGCGGAAAAATTGCTACGTAGAACTAATTTTCATGCTTGACGCGACGTAGACATGAGTATCTTATTATAGCTTGATTGTTGCTAATTGTCATATGGGACTATACATTAAAAAAAGTGACATTCAGCAGCAAAAATGGAAGTAGATTTCCTACTTAATGAAAATCACAATATTGATAATGTAAATACTTCAATCTCTCAAGGATCGACACGATGCAGATCAAAGTGGTAGATATTGTACATTCTTTCGCCTTCAGCATTACCAGCAGGTAATTGGCAGTTCCCCTCTTTCGGAAATTGGATACCATCCCAACAAACAGCTGGAATAAGTGGAGCTAATCTTCCGCCGTATAAATCTTGATCAAAATATTGTTTGCAGGGCTCTTACTGAATGTAGTTAATTCCTACGCTCAAAAAAGTTTATAGAAGAAAGGCACTTTTCTTATTATAAACCCAAATTGTTTACTGCCACGTCATATTTGAAGGTCAATAGAAGATATAACCGTCATTGATGTGATGTTTCCTGGAACATTGGCATCGAATGATTAGTTCCAGTAAGCATTTTACATTCCTCGTGTACATAACACGTGATGTGAGTTCATGAGACTCAATTAGAATTATATTTTTTTCGGAATTGACTGTACGAATGTGTTTGTATTTTTAAACTAGCATCACGTGGGAATGTCACGTGGCTGCATTCTGGTGGAGGCTAAAAGTCGTTACTATGCGTCGATGTAGATCCTACTGTTACTAGGTAATCGGGAGATGGTTCTATCTAGAGAAATTATCATATTTTTCGCATTATTTCTGATTTGTATCTTTAAGGTAGTGCACTCTTAAAAAAAGTTTCACGATCGGTCAAAAAAACTGAAACCTGTTATAATAATTTTCTTAGAATAACCCAAAAAAAATTTTAAATCTTCTGACCGTGTTGTTTTTTTTAGAAATTATCATTACACTGACTACTTCTACAAAAATAACCATCAGTAAAAGCGAATAAGAAACAATCTGTGAGAAAGGTAGAACTATCGAGTGAAAAGGGAAAAAATAGTACGAACTATGTCGTGAGTGAACTATCTTAAAAATGTTTTAAGTGCAGATGGGCACTAATTTACATTCTTCTTGTTAATTAATCTGTCTGATTTAATTATTTATTCATCTGCAATATTTAGCTCATATAATTTGAAGAGAGAGCAGAAGGAAGGCAATCGGTTTCAACCTAATCATAGTAACTTTACTTATAATTTCATAAAGGGTAATCGAAAAGAAATGCCTGAAATTTTTACAATAAAATACGTTTATTTATGAAATACAGCTTTGGTAATTAAAAAGAGCTTAACACTATGTTAAACAGCAAAAATTTGTGGCGTCGTCCGAGATCCGTTACTTTATGATCATCAGATGAATACTGTTAAATCAGCCTTTATCAATACTTATTGTTGGTCTGATTAGTTTTTGATCCCCAATTGATCTTAACACGAGAGTTTTTCTTGTTAAATCTGTTCTTCTTTAAAATTGTGTTTGATCCATAGATAGAACCATCTTTGGAATTAGATCCTCCATACGTGTTATTATTTTGTTCGGTGTATGATCCATATGAATCACTACCACTTGAATTTGTTTGAATGAAGACATTATTTTTTTGAAGAGTACTTGATCCATAGAAGTTGTCACCTGTTGAATTAGTCCCGTCGTAGACATTGTTATTTTGTTTCGTGACAGACCCGTAAGTATTATTACCAGTTGAATTGTATTTGTAATGGGTATTTTCAAACTGAATGGTGTTTGAACCAAAGGAGTTTATTCCTGTTCCGTTAAAGTTTTTATGAATGTTGTTGTTTTGTTCAGTGTCTGATCCGTATTTATTGGTTCCTGATGAATTCATCTGCCTATCGATATTTTCGTGTTGTATCGTAACCGATCCATCATCAATAGTGCCTTTTGAATCAGCCTGATTACTCATGTCGTTACTGTCGAAGGTATCTGATATCTGTCGATTGTTGTCATCTCTTTCGATGATTTTGGAATTTATCTGTTGAATGTTGTCATTTTTTTCGATAATATTGGAATTTTTCTGTCGATCGCCGTTATTTGTTCCGAAAATATGCAATTTTACCTGTCGAATTTCATCATCTTTTTCGATGATATTGGAATTTTTGTGCCGAATGTCGTCATCTCCTTCGATAATATTAGAAGTTATCTGTCGATGTGAGTCATGAAACTTCGGAGATTGAGGTTGGTCTGCAAATTGAACCAGATAGACTTCTTTCTTTGAATCCGTATTTATTTCAAGAATTATATACTGCGCGGGGTTTGCATCCACGAATATATTAGAACCGCCATTTGAAGACACTGAAACATAAAGTAATAATAGCGTAAATACCGTGTAGATAGTATCAGCAAATTTTAGTATCACTTACAATTAGTTAAATTTTAGTATCAAATTTATAAATTATCAAGAATCTCAATCATATTTTATTTTGTAAATATAATTTTCACAATCCATATAAAGCCATTCTGTACATTAATGAAAATAATGTCTGAACATTATTGAAAAATGAATTCATGGCATTACCAAACTATAAAGCACTACGTTAATTATATTTTATACTATAAATACTCACATCCACTTCCAACTGCCAAAATGAATGAAATAACCGGAGCTTTTAACAACAGCATAATGATTTCGTTCGGAAGCCACATTATTCACCTTCACTTTATGACCCACGAAAACTGAAATGAGATTATCGAAGACAATGAGACGCTTATATAAGATTCCTTGTGTGACGTATGTGTACCCAGGGACCAATTGAAAGCTTCTGAAGGGAAGCCATGAGTGGATCGGGATCTGGAAAGCTCTTTCCGGGAGTGAGTGGGGATAGAAGCAATGGTGGTATGTAATATGACTCTGTGAGTCACGATTTAGGGGTGGAGTGAATTCCTGTACCGTCCCTTCCTTTTAGTTTTTAGTCTAGCTCTCGTTCATCAACTCGTAGAAAGGAATCTTATTCTATCATCTGGATGAATGTAGTCATGAAACGACTAAATGAGATTGCGAAACGTTTCTAGCAGAAGAAGAAAGTATGTACTATTGATAGAATGCGCATCAATTCGTTACGATAAAAGAATTGCGTAAATTCGAAAAAAAAAAAAAATTACTACACAGTATGTATAGTAGGGTTTGCCAAAATTCAATTCCCGTGAGGAACCTTTTAAAATTGGAATTTTGAGTTCTGCTTTTAACAGGAGCTGTTTGGGCATTTTCTGAGATATTTTGGAGGAAAATGATTTATTTGGTTTTCATAGAATTTTTTAACAGGAGCTTTACTTTCCGGGAAATTCCGCTGAAATTTCAAAATATCTCAAGAAATGCCCAAACACAGCTCCTGTTAAAAGCGAAACTCAAAATTCCAATTTTAAAAGGTTCCTCATGGAAATTGAATTTTGGCACACCCTAATGTATAGTCTACATGCCGTGCATACCCGATGAGCTCTGGTATTCTAACGGTGTATTTTTGGAATGAATACTAATGAGATAATGACCGTGGTCGTAATTATTTAAGTGACCAGTTTCTTGGTAACGTACATAAATAACAATGATAATGAAGTCACGTAGCCAATATTAACTTTGACATCAAATGTCTACTTTCAGTAGGTATCACACATGTTATGCGTGGCTGAAACACACAAACAATGCGTCATGGAAAACGATAAATTTCCCAATAGGGTCATTCCACGTCAAATCGACCAATAGTTGGACTCGACCCCTTAAAATCGTAGCTGATAAAATACAATAACATCAGTACCGAGGACTGATTAGCATGTTAACTCTCAATCTTAAGAGATTGACGATGTGTCGTTACATTTCGTCCTTGGTAAAGTACATAAATAATAATGATAACGACGTCCCGTTGCCAACATCTTTGACCTTAAATACCACGTTCCGTAGGTATCACATATGTTATGCGTGGCTGGAACATATAAACAATGCGTCATGGGAAACGATAAATTTCCGAATTAATTAGCTGATGGAGTACAATGACATCATCACCAAGAACTGATGAGCATGTGTTGACTCTCAATCTCTCATCGTTACACTTCTGGTGATCTTTAACTTTACACATACTCTTTACATCGATTATGACTTCAACTCTTAAGCTTATTAACTTCAAAGGTTCAATGTACTTGAGTTCACAATAAACAACCTCCCGGGAAAAACGGATTAGATCTGGCCAGATCTTTAAATTGTCTCTATCTGACGAGATCTGGCCAGATATAATCAGATCTGACCAGATCTGGTCAAATTAAAAAATGGCCCAGGTAAAAATGATTATATATAATTATATATACTCATACATAATTATATACGAAAAATAGCTATATATAATTATATAGAATTATTTTCATTAAAAAAAAAAAAAAAAATCGGCGCGCACGGGAACCGAACCTGGGACCTGACGCTTGAGAGACTAATTCATTACCTGTTTACCAACGAGACTTGCTTGAAACGAGAGTAGGTAGAGTTTGTAATAACTATAGTTAATAGCCTTAGCAGATCTGGCCAGATCTGTTTATATATGGCCAGATCTAATCTGTTTTTCCCGGGTACAAGTAATGTGAATCGTGTCCATGATCGATGCGTAATAAACAAAGTTTTTTATCAAATTTACTGGAAATTATTAATTATCAATATACGCTGATCTGATTATGTCTGATGTATTTTTTCACTCAGATATAGTTATATCTGTTTAGATCTGATCAGATATGACTAGATATGATCATGTCTGATGTATTTTTCAACTCAGATATAGTTATATCTGTTTTTATCTGATCAGATATAAATAGATCTGACCAGATGTAATTAGATCTGACCAGATATAATTATATCTGGTCAGATCTAAACCGTTTTCCCCGGTCTTCTATTCAGAATTCCCTGTTTCAGCGGAATTTTTTTATCTCTGGTGAAATTCATTAGTAACCGAGCTACCTGGGGTTCCAAAATACCTTGGCGTGATTCTGGGTAATGAATTAATTGTGTCTAAAGTATGATCTATAAACGAATGATTTTATACTTGATGGATTATTCTAATAGCTTTTTAAGAAGTGAACAAAACTTCTGAACAGCTAATCATCTTAAGAGATGCAAGAGATATTAAAACAGATACGGAGTTATAGATTTTATCAAATCTAATGGTATAACTTTATTAGCACAATATGTGTGTTGAGAATGCGATCATCAGAAACCTACCCGCAAGCAATATCATTTATTTCAAGGTCATACTTGGGTCAACCAATATTCTTCTGCTTGTTATCGCTTGGATATTTATCAGTATGCGTACGTTTAATATGACGGGCATCCGGTTGCTTGACAACGTGATAAAGAGTTCAATTAAGCAAAACAATTTGTTAATAATTGCTTATTGCTAGTTGCAAACAGGATGTTTACAGATGAAGTTTGATGATGGGTAATACCCAAAGACATTAATGATTGTTAAACAATTCTGATTTATTAATTGTAGGTGTAGTAAGCTGACTACCCGGGTCGAAAAATTTAAACTGATTTTAAGCTAAATGATCTGCATTTGAACTTATTGATCTGTATTTGAACTTTTAAAAACATTTTCATCTGTATTTGATCTACTATTCACATTATTTTTGATCTGTTTTAAGTCTAAATAACGTTTTAGTAAAATAATTGAGCAGCTATGAATATTTTATGCTGTTTCTAATCTAATGAAACTAAAAAGTTTGATCGGTTTTTAGTCTAGTTAATTTGTAGATGGACTTTATGTATTGTTTTCAAATTCAATATGAAATCTTATACTGTTTTTGATCTACAATTTTCACTCTAAATGTTCAAAGGCCAAAAGTCGACTAAGATGTGACATAATTTTTTGGACTTAAAAGTATCTCATTAAAAATTATAAGTCGCATTTATTTGAAAAAATAAATTAATTTATAATATATTCAGGCGCTCTCTTGTTTTATGAACTGAACGTCGATTATAACCTTACATCTGTCATATTTATTTGTCATAGCTCAACATTTCATGGATTATAAAAGTTTTGTAACTGCGAATATTAGTTGCAGTAATAACTAATAAATTTGTATTAATATACGTTTATAAAATAGTTCTCATCGTTTGATTATGGATCTAAATCTAGAGTTTTCTAATTATCGTTAATAAACACAATGTGAATACATCGAGATAAGATTAAAATGTTGACAAGATTAATGTTAAATTTTATACTTTCACGCATCATTTAATGAGCGGTATTCACTATTTGGTAGTGCGAAGAATACCGTTTAGTATACATTGCACTACGAAATAGTGAATCGTCACTATTTCAGTTTCAGAGAATGAAAAGCCGTGCCCTGTAGAGGATCTTCGAGGACATGAATAAAATAATAATAATTAAATATATTATTATTATTAATATTATTATTATTATCAAATTCGTAAAAGGTCGGTTTTTGATCTACAGGCGATGAAAAACCGACTAAAAATTATAGAACGTTTTGGTCTGTTTTTGACCTTGATGCGATCAAAACCAGCTAAATGATTGTGACAAAAAAAGTCTGATTTCGGTTTTGAAACAATAGAAAACAATTTTATTATAACATTAAAAATGATCTGAAATTCGTCTGAATTGTGAATAGTACGGGCAAAAACAAATTAAATTCTCATATAAAATAGATACACATAATAAAATTAAATTGAATGAAAAATATTAAAAAATTTTATTAATCATAAAACAGACTAAATTTTTTGACCCGGGTAACTTACCAAGAACAAAACTGACTCTTTTTCAGCAGCTGATAGCGAATTCCGGCAATGGGATTTCATCAAAGCGTATCTGTCATTGATTATCATTGACATTTAAACTGATTACAGCTGACGACTATCAATACCACCAAAGCTAAGTCGTGGAATATCATTCAAATATCTAAATAGTAACCTGAAGATTGTCTAAATACTATTAGCCCTATCCTTGGATTCAAGTATGTTGTAAATAATCGTTGTTGATAATGTTCGTCTCAGTTCTGCAGAGTTAAAAATTTAGAGGTGTAATTTTCATTTGCATAAGTTACGGAAAAATGTAAATCCTACATATACTACTAAAGCACTCTAAAGAGGAAATTCAGGAAATAAAATAGAAAAATTGGTATAATTAGTCAATTTATTCAGTTCTATAAAGGTGTAAAACATCAATTATCCTACATATGGTGATATAACAATACAAGTGATGACAATTTCCAAACAGAAAAAAAAATTCTTGACTTGAGTAGAAAATTCTTAAGCTAAGAAATTTTTCTTGTTTTAAGTAAATTTTACTTGATTCAAGAATTATTCGTCTCGATTCAAGGCAACGAAACTTTTCAAAATTATTTTCTTGGTTTAAGAATTTTATTCTTCATTTGAGTTTGTTTCATCTTCTGGGACACCTTTAACTTTGTACACAATGTCTCTCTGAGAAAGCCTTGATCCCAAGAAGTTTTTACTACTCGAGTCAGATTCTTGGATAGCGTTGCCTGATCCGTAAGTTGCTCCGCCATAAGTATGTCCACCTCCCGGAAGTTTTCCCCCGACCATGATGTGTTTCTGATCAGTTTCCGTTCCCAAGTGATTTTCACCTCTCGTGTTGCTTCCTTGAATGACATTATTGCGTAGAACAGTTAGGGCACCAAAATTGTTTCCTTCTCTCATATGGTTGAGGTCTTCAAAGAGTTTTACGTCATTAGGATTATCTGCATTTATGTTCATTGATGTTTCGTCCGGTCGGGGATATGCACTTGCTGACCCAATAGAGTTTCCACTCAGTAATGCTGTAACAAAAAATAACAAAAAGAATTTTATTATTGACCTCGTAGCCAAGATGAGTGATCTGTTATAAAATCTAAAATTCGAGTCAAAATATTGGATAATAACATATATTTAGGTAACTCAGATGTTACGATTATAAATAGCAATTCTAGAATTCTCGCAAATCCTCTAAATGACACGACGTAATACCCGAGTCGAAATATCAGACCCGTTTAAGCTGTAAAAGTTTCCAAATCCTTTGTAGTTCAATTCGCCGCCTTAGAAGACGCCTGTTTTGGCAGTAAAAGTCGGAGTGAACTATGGATACAGTGAAAACAGGTCCACTGAGTTCCGTTTTCAATGTGAATTTTATCCAAAAAATAATAATAATAATGCAGAGTCGAAACATCAGACCCGTTTTAGCTGTAAAAGTCGGGGAGAACTAAGGACATAGTGAAAACAGCTCCACTGAGTTCCGTTTTCAATGTACATTTTATCCAAAGGATAATAAATAATAATAATAATAATACTCATATCATTATTATCATCGAAATGTGCAGAAATGCAGAAAAAAAATTTTATACGCCCCGGGACCCACTTCGGATGCCATAAAGGCGTATCATAAAAATTCTATTATTTTTTAAAGTCCGAAAGAAATTTTTAATTTAGAGAAATTTTTTTTTTGCATTCCTGCACATTTCATGAAAAAATATGTCGGTTTCCAAAAAAAATTTTTTTTCTTGGGAATCAACTTATTTTTATCTTGAGAACTTGAGAAACACAAGAAACGTTGAGAAATACAAGAAAAATTTTTCTCAAAATTGAAATTTTTTTTTAAAATTTAATTTTTTTTGTCTAAAAAAAAATTTTAGTTTAGAAAAAAATATTTTTTGCATTTCTGCACGTTTCATACAAAAATAAAAGGATTCCCGAAAAAAATGAACCAATATATTTTTGTATTAAATGTGCAGAAAAGCAAAAAAAACATTTTACTTCAATTTAAAAATTTTTTTTGGACTTAGAAAAAAAATTAAATTTTCAAAAAAAAATTTTAATTTTGAGAAAAAATTTTTTTTGTATTTTTTGACGTTTTAAATAAAAATACCTGATTACCGAGAAAAAAAATTTTTTTATACGCCTTTATGGCTCCCGAGAGTCACCTCGGATGCCATAAGGGCATATGAAAAAAATTTTTTTTTGGGAAACGACGTATTTTTTCGTGAAATGTGCAGAAATGCAAAAAAAATTTTTCACCAAAGTTAAAATTTTATTTTTAAAATTTATTTTTTAAGTCCAAAAAAAATTTTTAAATTGAAGTAAAATGTTTTTTTGCTTTTGTGCACATTTAATACAAAAATATATTGGTTCATTTTTTTCGGGAATCATTTTATTTTTGTATGAAACGTGCAGAAATGCAAAAAAAAATTTTTCTTACTACGCTGGTCGAAAGTACGGGGTTTCTGTTGCGATTTCACTGCAGAAAGCCTGACATTTATGCCGTGGTCGAGTCGCGCATGCGCTTTACGACGGGGAGCCGAAAAAATGTATTCATGCACTGACAACGAGACACGAGGCGGCAGAAAGTCCGAAAGTCGGTAGTCGCGCTCACTCTATTACTTATGTTTACAAGCCTAACCTTACTTGTGATTGTTATGAATGTATCTGTCTTGTTATGTGCCAATGATTTGAGGTTGAAACTGAGTTAATTACAGAAAATGAATATTTATTTTAATGAAAATTAAAGTAGTAGATATTTAATAAATTTTAGAATTTAAAAAAAAATAAATTAGTGCAAAAAAAAATTAGAAAAAAAATTGACATGTAGAAATTTTAAATAATTAAAAATGCAATTTTTTAAAAACCATTTTTTTTTTAATTTATTTGATAAAAAAAATTAAGAAATGATTAAGTGACTACTAACTTTGTCATTTTATTTTAATGAAATAAGACTTGTTAAATATTTAAATTACAAAAAAAAAAAAAAACGAGAAATATTCTTTATTCTGATCGATATTCTCAAATAAATAAATCCATTGGTGAACAAATAATTATTTGATAAAATATACAAACAGATTTTTTTCTTAATTTTTTTTTTCTAGATATGCATTTTACGATTATTATTTCATTTTTCTGTTTTTATTTTATTCTTAAAATCTTTTATGATACATTTATAACGTTAAATTTATTCAGTTAAATTACGATCTTTTCTCAAAAGAAAGTAGTAATACGATAAATTATATATTAAAATCTTTATTGACAGGTGTATTTGATGCCTGCCCCCCCCGACCAGCAGCACTCGCTTCGCTCGTGCCGCAAATGTCGGGGGCAGGCATCAATTTTTTTCAACGCAATTTTTAACGTACTTTCGACCGCATAGTAAGAAAACTAGTATACACTACATGGGCAGAAATTTGAGAGCCCTGAACTGCGTGCCATGATGCCCTCGGCTTCGCCTCGGGCATATGGCGCGCAGTGCAGGAATCTCAGACTTTCTGCCCTTGTAGTGTAATATACTATTTCTCTAAACTATAATTTTTTTTAGACAAAAAAATTTCAATTTTGAAAAAAATTTTTCTTGTATTTCTCAACGTTTCTTGTGTTTCTCAAGTTCTCAAGATCAAAATAAGGTGATTTCCGAGGGAAAAAATTTTTTTTGGCAACCGACATATTTTTTCGTGAAATATGCAGAAATGCAAAAAAAATTTTTCACCAAATTTAAAATTTTTTTTGGACTTAAAAAAAAATTATATTTTTATTCTATGCCTTTATGGCATTTGTAACGCGATTTTTTAGCGAATGCTAAAAATGAAAATTTATTATTTAACCGAAAAATTGCATATCGTCAAAATTGATATGGTCTAAAAAAAATTACAATATAATAATTTACAGTTGAATTTTTAATATTGAGAATTTTAAACATTAAAATTTATCATAAAATATTAAAAATGTACAGAACGATGTACAAAGTCTAAAGTATTATAAGAACTTGAGTTATGCAATTCTTTTAATTAATAAACATTTGTAAAAAATAGTTAATATTTATCAAAACACAATATTAAATAACATAAATTATCTTAATAATGAACCGTTACACTTCGCCATGCATAAATTTAGCTTATAATAATGATGAGATGTATATCAATTTATCGGTCGTATACGGTGTAGGGGTTAGTTATCGGTCTGGAGAGCGCGTCTTGGGTTCGAATCTCGGTTAGAACTTGATTTTCACTTTATTTCTAGAGTTAGCGAAAGTTAGATCCAAATAAAAAGTCAAGCGGTCTTATTATGTGTTAGCTCGACATTAAAAATGATATAAATAAAAAAAAAAAAAAAAAACTCGAAAAATTATTTTTTTATCATTTTAATAGCAACAAAATTATTATTATTATTATTATTATTATTATTATTATTATTATTAAAAAAACAAATTCGGTCTGTAGTTGGGTTCGAACCTGCGCCCCTACACGGTACAATAAAAATAATAATTATAATTTAAATTGTTATTATTATTCAATGCCTGGTTAGACTGTAATCTTGTCAAAATGGGACAAAACTCCACTATTTACAGTCAAACCAGGCGTCGAGTTGATATAGTATTTAACTGAGCAGTCTTTCCTGACCACTCAATTTTCTAAGAATTGTTGGAAAAAAAGTACAGCTTAAACGGGTCTGATATTTCGACTCGGGTAGTTTTAAAGTTAGTCATTAATATTTAAATAACAAAATTGTCTATATTTAATATTTAAAAATTGAAATATCATAAGGCTACTCTATTAGATATCTTTTAAATTCTGAAAAAAAATATAATCATTATTTTCAATTTGTATACTTACATGATAAGCCAACGGCGAGAACAAAAAGGGTAATAGTGGATTTAGCGAACATCTTGCTGTATGTGCTACTGCGATAACGCTGAAGACGAAACTATGAAGCATCGATCGCTGTTGTCGCTTATAAAGCAACTTGTGTGACGTAGTTGTATTTCTCAGCCAATCAAACACTTTAAATCAAAACCAGACTGAACTGGACTCAATAAGGTCTTGATGAGCCGGAAATCTCAGCTTGTTTTTCGGAATTTCTCGGAATAAACACAAAATATTCGCAGCAGAATCATTTATCAACGATCAATAATATCATGACCTTTGTTCAGGCTGTGACACTGATATTGATTCATGACGTATAAAAGACACAACTCTCGCCAAAAAAAATCAGTATTTCTCATAGATTGAAACAATGCGGATCATGTTAGCATGTGGTTTACTTTGTTGGCATCTAATCGATGATGAACATGAGTTTCTTACTTGAGTAATTATTACAAAAAATTAGAACCAATTTTTTTTTTCGCGGAAAAATTGCTACGTAGAACTAATTTTCATGCGTGACGCGACGTAGACATGAGTATCTTATTATAGCTTGATTGTTGCTAATTGTCATATGGGACTATACATTAAAAAAAGTGACATTCGGCAGCAAAAATGGAAGTAGATTTCCTACTTAATTAAAATCACAATATTGATAATGTAAATACTACAATTTCTCAAGGATCGATACGATGCAGATCAAAGTAGTAGATATTGTACATTGTTTCGCCTTCAGCATTACCAGCAGGTAATTGGCAGTTCCCCTCTTTCGGAAATTGGATACCATCCCAACAAGCAGCTGGAATAAGTGGAGCTAATCTTCCGCCGTATAAATCTTGATCAGAATATTGTCTGCAGGGCTCATACTGAACGTAGTAAATTCCTACGCTCGAAAAAGTTTATAGAAGAAAGGCACTTTCTCAACTATCAGTTGGAATAAATGCAGCCTACCCTCTCCCTCAAGCCTGGAATACAATCAAAACCATACTAACAGCAATCTGATGAAATCTAGCAATTCTGTGAAATCATTACCTTATCGTAAAGCAATATTGGATTTTGACGTAGGACCAATTTCAGCATATGACCTGATGTAGACATGTGTATCTTTTTATAGCTTAATGGCTATAGACTGCTATATAAGACTGTTTATTGAGATATCAAAATTTTTTAGTCTGGTACCGTATTCAACATGCCATATTTAACAAGCATTGGTTTGGTAATGTTTAAATTGGACCTCAACTTTAGATAAGCTCCTTTGGAAAGTTGAAGGGATGATTTTTATCTAAGAACTTAATTTACTAACCTTAACTCTCTTGTAAAGAGACGATTTTCCTATCATGCGTTTTTCTTTGGAGATTCGAAATAACATTTCGAAATAACATTTTTCGAAATAACATTTCGAAATAACAGTTCGAAATAACATTTTTCTAAATTCAAACTTTGAATGTTAATTTTCAGAGCTTTCAATGTAAATATTACACTCTACAATGTAATTCTTATGAAATCTGTAATAATTACAATCTGAAACTGTAATTTTTAATGTAATTTTTCTTTTTTCCGTTAACGAAATTTTGAAATGAAAGATATAGAGATGTGTTCAATAATCAATTTATTTGTTTTATATTACTCAATTATACACTTAAGCAGTAAAAATCTGTGTGCTGATAGCTGAACAAGGTAACGTTGAGCAACTTAATAAACAATTATCTATTTAATTAGTTTGACCTCCTTGAGTCATACATCTTACGCCATAAATAATTTTTTTTGTTCATACAATTTAGAACTTTTTTAATAGTGCATTTTATTTAGATTGTTATTGAAAACAAAGTTTCTAAAAGAAAACAAACAAACATATTTCTATGATAATTCACCCTTAAAAACTATTATGAGATTTTCATTTTTCGTAGACGTTATTTTTCTGACGAGCTTGCGATCCCATGTAATTCTTACCACTAGCGTTAACCTGTTGCCAAGTATTGTCTACTTGGATAGTTAGTGCTCCGGAAGAATGATCAACAACATTGGTACTTATGTCATGGAATATTTTCTTTTGATCAACATCCGACCCCATGTGATTTTCACTCGTTGACTTGACCTGTTGAAGGTGATTATTGTCTTGATGTGTTTCAGCTCCAATTTGGTTTTTTCTTACTTCGTTTCGATACAAATTACCGATATATTTGTAATAATCATCGAAATTGTCTCCGACGTCGAAGGATAATTTTGACACTTCGGGAATTTTATTTGCTGATACAGTTGACTTTTCATTGGAGAATGCTAAAAAAAAAAAAAAAATTATTAACAAACTCAAAACTAAGGAAGTCAATAGAGTATTCCATGTATTATTAAAGTTTACTACAAAAAGTAAGCAGTAATTTAGCCTCTCTATTAATCAATTTTTTTGGAAATGTGAATGATATTTTTAATACGCATACTTACATGATAAGCCAACAGCAAGGGCGAAAAGGATAATAGTGGATTTGGCCAACATCTTGATGTACGTGCTGCTAACGTAAAGTTGAAGACGAAACTGTGAAGTATCGATCGTTGTCGTTGCTTATAAAGCAACTTGTGACGTAGTAATATTTCTCAGCCAATCAAATGCTTGAAATAACCAGACTGGACTAGACTTGATAAGGTCGTGATAAAAAGGTTAGACGTTGGGTGACGTATACGGAGGAAAAAAAAAAAAACGGGAAAAATTATATTATAAGTAACGATGCGCTTTACATAAATAAAAATCTGGAAAAATAACAGTTTCCAATTGTAATTTTTACAGATTTTGTAAGTATAACATTGAATCATTTTTCTTTTTTTCGTGTAGATGTACAGTAAAATCGCTTTGTATTTGACCTCTCTATATCAAACCGTTCTCTGTATTTGACAATCCTATCTCCCACTACACCTTGTCATCCGGCCAATCAAAAAAAAAATCAGTAGCGGGAATATTTAAATAGTTTTAGTTCAATTATTAGACTACAGTACTGTAGTAGAACAGAAACTTTGAGGTTATGGTGATAGACTGTTTTTGCTCACTACACATTGAAGCACGCAGACTCGCGCATAAAAGACATTATTATCGCTATAGTGGGGACAAAAGGACCAGTCAAATACAGAGTGACTCTGCTGTATTGTTAATAACTAACATCATTGAGTAGTTATGTGTTGGTAAAAAACTTTTTTAAAATTTTTAATTGCAATTCTGCAGAATGAATCAACTGATTTTCATTGGAGTTTGCCGCATTTAACTCAAATTTTTAAGCATAAAAATATCATTAAATTTTGGAATTAATTGGTACAATAATTCAGAAGGCATTCTAATAAAACATTCCTTTGACAATCTGAATTCTGATTTTTCTCAAACCTATCGACATGAAGTAGTTAATATCATTAAACTTTGTAAGGGCAA